TTGGAGTATCACCTAAAGCTTGGATAATGGAACAAGATAGTACCATCTTGGACTTAATGACTTCAGGTATGGCAATGGGTGCAGGTATATCCTTAGAAGGAAGAATGGGGCCAGGTAACTTAACAACTACTGTACAACCTGAGAATGCTTTTGGTATCTACCCTGCTAGATTATTTAAAGCCGGTGGTGCTCTATGGAAAGGTAATCCAGAAAGAGCTATAAACTATACCTTACCTAAAGCATTACAAAACCTTAGGTCTGGATTTACTATGGCTGCTACTGGTGAGCTAAGAGGTACCTATGATAGAAACTTACTACTTGATTACAATAAACTTGAAGATAATAAATACTATGCTGCCATGTTAACAACTATTGGCTTCGAGAGTATGGAAGAAAGTAGGTATAAAAATTTAAAGTTTGCTTTACTAGATAAATCTAGATTTACTGGTAGGCAACGTGCCTGGACTAAGACAGAAATCTTTGACCTTATAAATGAGAACAAGGTTGGTGAAGCAAAAGAATTAACTAAACTTTCTAACATGAAATGGCCTAATATTATTAAGCTTTATAAAAATAAGTATCTAAAACAAGAGGTTGAAACTTTTAACTATGCTTATTCAGACCAGAATCCTGGCATAAAAGAAGGTAAAGACGCACTACAGCGGCACATTAAATCTTTAGAATAGGAGGTAAAGTATGAGTGAATATATTCCTTGGATACTAACCGGCATACTATCAGTAGCTGGTTATTTATTTAAGAACAAATACGCACAACTCAAGAAGACTATAGAAGTTTTCACTGAGATGTGGGCTGATGATAAAGTTACTCCAGAAGAATGGACTGAGTTTATGACTGAAGCTAAGAAACTTTTAAAGTAGGAGGTAGGACATGAGTGAACCTATTGGAGAGAAGACAGAGATGCAGATAAACCTTAAGTGGTTTATCCAGATACTAGTTGTTACTGCTTTAGCAGTATGGGGGTACTTCGGTATCACTGAGAGGATAAACTTCCTTGAACATGAGCAAGAGATTGCTAGTATCAATGCTAACTTAAACTCTGAGTTCAGAGTTAGATGGCCAAGAGGTGAACTTGGTTCACTACCTGATGACGCTGAGCAGAACATGCGACTAGATATGATAGAAAAGATTCTAGATAAACTAGAAGGTAATGTGAACACTTTAAAAGAAGATTTATACCAGACTAAATACGACATGAAAAACGGACATAGTAAGTAATGGACTATCCTGTTATAGCAAGTATAGTAAGAGACTTAGGTTTCCCTATAGTTGTGGCCCTGTTTGTCTTGCTAAGATTGAATGGCAGCCTGGATAAACTAAAGGTAGCTATAGATAATCTAAGTCATGAGATGCAGGATAGGGATGAGAGTCTAGTTAAGCTTACCAGTAAGGTGGACATGTTAGAACGTACTATCTATAGACTAAACAAAAGAAAGAGGCAAGCTCTTAAAGAGCTTACCTCCGACAAGAAACCGGAGAAAAAAGGATGATGGGATAAGTTCCTTGCCTAGTGATGACCGCCTTCGTCATCTTTAGTTGGATATAATTCTGGAAATTCTTTTCTTGAGTAGTTAGCCCAGCTATCATTGAATAAGTTAACTATAGTATAACCTTCTTTCTCATACTTCTCTATCATTATTAAACCTTTTTCATGTATATCATTACTACTATCTGCTCTAATGTATTTTACATTAGTCTCTAGTAACTTCACGGTTTGTGGGTCAGGAAGAATAGTACGTATCAAAGTAGCTAGTACAGTCCGGGCTCTAAACCATACTGGTTCTGTATACCCATCTACTACTACTAATCTTAGATGTCCTAAAGCTAGTAACGCTCCCAGTGTAGGTATAGCATTGTCAGAAAAGTTGGAATCATTATAGTACATCATAAACTTAAGAGAGATTAACTCTCTGTCTTTATCCGAGATGTTCTCATCAAAGTAATCTGGTAAGTTATACAAAGCGGATAATGGTGTGATAACTAATCTAGGTGTTGGGTTCATGTTTCTTATTTACCTCTCTAATAATATCATCTATGTTAGCTTCTGCATACAGTGAGTATCTACATGGGAAAACTTTTGTATCTGTCTTTACTCTTTGTAGTACCCATATAACTTGTATAGGAGATAGGTTATAGTAGAGGAATCTGTCTGGTATGTGTGTAGGTTCTATCTTATACTTGTGTACTCCATCCTCTATTGTATGTAGATAACTAGGATTCAGGTATACATCCTTATTGCTATACTCAGTTATCTGATTAAGTACCCAGTCCATGTAAGCTATAGGGCTGGTATCAGCCTCTATAAATCTATCTAGACTTAAAGCTATCCAGTTTCTTTTAGTTAAATCTAACATCCTAGAATATAAAGAAGTTCTTATATCACTAAAGATAGAACCTGATATGACACTGCTCTCTGTTATGTTGGTACTAAGTACAGATATAAGTGCTAGCTTCTTTACCGTCTGGATGAAGTAGTCCATTCTATTACATACTCCTTAAAGCCTGGATTAAAATCTACTAAGTTAGTCTTTGCATTATGGGTAGCAAAGAACATGAACATACCATTCTCCTTAAGAGCAGCATGCATCTGTCTTCCTTGCTCGGCTTTACTAATATATCCTTTCTTACATTGGATACCTATCCAAGTTCTCTGTCCATTGTTAGTGTTGTATAAGCCTACAATTATATCAGCTTTACCCTTGCTACCTCTGGACTCTATAGTATAAAACAATAAACAATTTATACCTTTCAGTATAGCTGTGATAACAGCACGTGTCTTCTTTTCAAACATGTATCCTATTCTATACATCTTTTTAAATCTAGGTGTCTTATTAAGGTTTTGTCTTCTTATTGGCATTACAATAATCTACGAAGGAACAACTCTTACATATGTATACTGGTACATCACTAGGTCGTTCCGGCAACTCCTCATCAAGGATACATTGAGTAATAGTATTTACATGATTCTCTAACCAAGGTCTCCAGTAGTCATACTTCTGTACTTCTCTACTGAGTTTTTCAAACCTTGTATCACAAGATATGATTACATACTTATTCTCCATGCTACTTCTTTTGGTGTACATAAGTACCCCAAAAGGTACATTCAAGTTTAGTTTTTCCTTAGCGTAGTACATCCACAGTAGTAGTTGTTTCAGGTGGAACGGGTGGTACTTAAACTCTTTCCACTTCCACAGTTCTGTACTCTTAAGTTCCATAGGTACATAGTACTTCTCATTGTTGTGGCTGTATTCATGCACAAAATCAGTGGTCGCTGTGTATACTACATCTTCTTTAATGTTAAGGTGAATAGGGAACTGGTTTTGTTCAGCAGAATCTAACCCATGCAAATGTCCGGGCATCCTTTTAAGGAACGTGCCTTGGGTCTCTTCGTTTATAAAACCCATATACATTCTTGATTGCATAACTATATCTGTAATAGCACTAGCCTTCCGGTCAGTAAAGTAATTGTAAAAGGTCTGACGGATACATGTACCCAGGCTAGATGAACGTATAGCATTCTCAGACTTACCTCTCTCTTCCCACTCAGCACTACGTGCTGCCATGTACTCATCCATTGTACCCTTCTTAGCATCTTCTAGTTCTAGTAAGAAACTTTCTGGGTCATATATTAAATCTTTTACTTCCATCTCATACCTCTAGTGGGCCCTTTTAAAGACCTGGCCCATGTCCTCTATCAGTTACTTCTGATATTCTGGTTGAGCGAATAGCTCAACCATGTTAGTAGGTAGTTCTTCCTTAGGTACAGTCAAAGTAAAGTCACTTGGATTCTTAGACTTACTCTTTGACTTATCCGTATGGAATCCACGTACTTTTATAGCTTGTCCATCTATGTTTAAGATGGCCATAAAAGCAAGCTTACCACCAGCAGGCTTATTCCAACCAACTCCTAGTTGTACCCACTCTGTCTTCTCTTGAGACTGAGCAGCGGGTGCACCAGGAGCAGCGTTATATGCTCGTTGATATGCCATGATATCCTCCTTTGTTTATTTTCTTTAGTTCCAATTTTTATCCGTATACTTAATGTCAAGCGGTAAGTCGAGAGAAATATGCTTGTTAAGTATGTCCGGTATTCTTGTATCTAAGGATTTAACTAGAGTAATTACTTTTTCCAGTTCATCCTTGTGTACATCTAGTTCCATAGCATCATGAAATTCTAACCATATCCTAGATAACAAGTTGTTATCACGTAATAGGTCATACATCTGTATGATTCTTATTTTGTTTAGGTCAGCACTGAATGACTGCACTGGAAAATTAACTACTTGTGTAGGGTTCAATCTCTCTCCTATCCTCCCATATACACTAGTATTATACTTTACTTTACTTGTCTGTGTCAAGAGTTTTGTTTGATAACTTGCAATACCTAACTCTTTCATAGATTCTATATAATCTTTTGTAATCTTCTTAGCTTTAGCTACACCCTTGCCTAGCTTGATTAACTCTTGTTGCATCCTGAAGTCACTGGCTCCATAGATGTAAGCAAAGTTCAGTGTCTTTGCATCACGCCTGTCTATCCCAGCAAGCTGGGCTACCAGCGTGTGCATATCCACTCCCTTGTTGTAGGAATCTATAAGATACTTACTGTTAGCAAGGTAAGCTAGGCATCTAAGTTCTGATTGACTAGCATCTACGGTCATGAGTATACCGTCTTCACCAAATATACTTTGAAAACATGGACGAACTTTTGGAGGAACGTTCTGCATATTTGGCTTGGAGGAAGTCATACGACCCGTAACCGTAGATGCTAGGTGGAGGTTACAGTGTAGCCTATCGTCTACACTGAGCCACTCAGGTATCTTAGTAGTATAAGTTGTAGCCAGTTTAGAATACTTTCTGTATTCTAATATCTTGTCCGTGAAAGGATGAGTAATCTTTTTGAGTATAGCCTCACCCGTACTATCTATTTTAAATCCTAGCTCAACACACTTAGCTAGTACCTGTGTAGGACTACCCGGATTAATATCATACGTTGTATTCAATTCATCTAGTAACTTATCTACTTGTTTATCTATTTCTTTAGTCATGGTATGTAGTTGTGTATGGTCAACAGCTATCCCACCCTTAATCATATCAGCTACAGGTAGTATCATGTCCATATCTATGTCCCTAGCAGGAGCCATGATATCCCATTTCTTATGGTATGTATCTTTAAAGTAGTGGTATAACAAGACACCTACATATGCATCACCTGCACAGTAGACCCGTAGCTTCTCACTGTACTCGTTGTAGTCTTCCATAGATATGTCTTTAGCATAATCTTCTAGGTATAGATAAGAATGAGCAAAGAACTTAAGTCCACCTACAGGTAAGTGACTTGCAAGTTGTCTTTTAAGTACTAGTGTGTCCATGAATCTACATTTTATATCCTTACGCCTAACCCACTTCAAGATTCTTATTACATCTGCTATGATATTATGACCTACAATCACCATGTCTTCATCCATGACTAATCTTTTTATTAGATGCTTAGCTTTAGCAGACATCACTACTGCGTGACAAGAGGTACTAGAACTAAAACCTACAGTGTGTGTAACATCAGTAGTAGGGTTCCATTCAAAGTCTAACCCTAAGTACTTCTCTTTCCTTGCTTGGTTTATTACAGGTATAAGGGTAGGGCTCCAGGGTATCTGGCCTAACTCTTGTCTTAGTTCTTTACCACATCTACTGAAAGCTTCAATGATAGTTCTAGGTAGTCCACCTTCTTTAAGTTGTAATGGGTGTATGGAACTCTCATACTCTTGTTCAATCTCTTTGCATCCCATCCTTGCCAGCTCACCCATAGCTATCACCTTAGTAGGCTTAGTGTCAGTTATGTCTTCTGATAGGTATTTACTACACCAACGAGCTTCATGTGTCTTTACTTTCCAGTCATTAGGGTAACACTTAACAGAAGAAGTTATCCAGACTTCACAATCTTGTAAGTATTCTTTAGTATATTTCTTTACAACAGTAGCTACTGTATCATGTGCTATGTCGCCTCTAGATTCTGACATCCTTGTTGGTGTACCAAGTACTACCAATACAATACCAGCTTCACCGTCTTGTATCTTTACTTTGTCTAACTTAGGTTTACTTGTGTGTTCATATAGACCACAACGTAAACAAGTATCATCTAAGTTTCTAAGTTTATGTTTCTTTTTTCTCTGTGTGTATGTGTTTGTTATCATCCTTTTGTTCCTCCAACAATAGTTTGAATAGTTCGTCTAGGTTTTTATGCAGTACTCTTTCTATAATTAACCGAGCATCTTCTAATCTTTCATCTGTGAGATTATCTAGCTCTAGGCCTGCCATTATTTCTTCAGTACATGTCTCAATGTAGTACGTCATGTCTTCCTCCAACTTGATTGTCTTATCTTTAAAGTATCCCATTATAGTACCTCCTCTACCATGGATATCAATTCTTCATCTGTCTCTTCATAGGGTTTACTATTAGACATAATAGTTGCACCTCTTAATCCAGAGTTCATTAGCTTGTCTGCTATTAATCTTGATATAACATGAGCATCCGGGTCGAAGTATATAATCCACTTAGTATCATACTCTTTGCTTAGCATATACATAGACTGGATTAAATCATTCCGCATGTTAGTACCCAGTATGGCTATACTAGGGAGACTAGTTGCTTGATATAATCTAGCTGCATCATAAACAGATTCAACTACAAAAGCTCCGTGCCCGAATGCTACGTCTGGCAATACCCTACTATAGGTAGGGTACTCATGTTGTTTGTGTTTTATCTTAGGTAACAACCTATACTTAGGTTTCCTATCTAAGAATCTAACTTGCTTACCACTAGTCATACCCTCCATGTTATATAAGGGTACTAGTAGTTTGTTATGATAATTCTTTATACCAAACTCTTTAGCTACATCTATCCTGATGTGTCTTTCTTTTAGAAAGTCTTTAGCCTTATCAGTATACTTATACGTGTACTCTTCTATGTCTTTCATATATTTGATAGTGTTAATAGAAGATTTGTTTAAAGGTTTCTGATGTGCTAAGTCTGTCATCCACTGCTCTAGTCTGCCACTTTTGTGGCAGCCAAAGCAGTAGAATCCATTCTCGTATATTGCTAGTGAAGGGTCTGTGTCTCCATGGAAGGGACACTTAGTCATCGCTATCACTTGTCCCATCATCATCCTCCTCGTCCTCTTCTGGTTCATGGTCATACTGATTAGCATCCATGTCTTCTAAGGCCATAGCTTCAGCTATCTCATGTGTATAACCTTCACCCCTGTAGGTTTCATAGAGTTCTTCTAGATATTCTTGCCAAGGTCCACTCATTTTTTACCTCTCTTGTTTCTCGGTCTAGGTAATGGTATCCCATTCTTAGCTAGTTTTGTTTTTAGATTAACCTTACCTGAGCTAGGTAGCATCTCTTTATTTTGCATCCTTTCAAACCAAGACTTATCTGTCCAACGTACATTTGTATTCTTAGTATGGACTGGATTATTCTTAGCTTCATACCTTACATACCTGACTAATGCCTGCCCTAAGGAATCCCATGTATCAGTTACCATGTTATAACAAGAGCTAGGTATATACACTGAAGCAAGTGTATCATTGTTCCCGTCTAGTATAATGTAGTTATGTATCATCCGTACTCTCCATTGCTAACTCGTATGTAAGATTATCAAAGTTAACTTTAACCATAAACTCTTCTAAAGGTTTATGTCTTCTAGATTTTATTGTAGTTATATTTCTGTAGTCACTGTGTATATCACCACCTATACCTAATACTAAGTCAGCATGAGATACTATACCTGCCTTGGCTTCTAGTAAATCATCTGCCTTAGGAAATGGATTGTCTTTGTTTAGTTGATGAGCTGTGACTAGGATAATCTTCTTGTCTTGAGCTATCCTCTTAAGGTTAGAGGTGATATTCTCTAGCTCAAACCTTCTAGTGTCTGCCTTAGCACTAGCATTCATGACACTTAAGTAATCAACGAACACTATGTCAGGTGACTGCTGGTCTATCTCTATCTCTAAGTCAGGGATAGTTAGATTAGAATAACAACTAGCCTTGAAGTCTGGGAATTCTCCAGCAGAAAGAATCCTTTGCTTAAGCATTGTCTCACTGAAATCTTTGATTGATATATACATAACGTTCAGCTTGTTTAACAAGGCTTCACGTACAAAGGTAAGCATAAGACTTGTCTTACCTCTACCTGTAAAGGCACATAGTACAACTAGCTCCTCTCTACATACACCATAGTTGAATACATAGAAGTCATTAGCTCTCTCATCCATTACCATCTCTGATATCAATTTAGTTTTACTGATACCAAAGGAACTGGATTGGTCTAATACATTCTGTATATGTTCTAGTTTCTTAACTGTTTCTTTGTCATCTTTAATGACATCTGTTATCTTACTTAGCTTACTTGAATCACTGAGCTTCTTAGTAGCTCTGTATCCTATGACATTAGTTACTTCAGCTGGCATCTCATTAAAGAAGATATAGTTGTCAGAGTCTAGTATGTCTCTGACTATAATTAAGAAATCTGTCTTAGTTATATCTGTCTTTATTTCTTTAAGTTCTTGCCATAGTATATCATATGGATACTGTAGATTCATACTGTTAACTAAGGGTTTTAATTGAATCCGTTTAGATTCTTGTAATAAGAAACTAAACAGAATTAGATAGGAATTGTCCATCGCATTCTCCTCCTTCACCAGTATATCACACTTGCCATGTGCTTGCAAGTGTTCATACTGGTTCAGTCCAGTCAGTTTCATTTTCAATTTGTATTATCTTCCAGTCAGGCATACTACGTTCTACAGTAGAGGTAGTACCATTGGGAGTGATGACACAGATAGGTGGTCTCTGTAATCTAGAAGAGTCACACCTATCAAACCATCCATCAGTATAGAATACAACTAGGTCATCAGGTCTAGCATAATCTATTACAGGTTGTAAGCTAGTACCACCTCCTCGTTCTTGAGCTAGGGTTATTATCTCTGCTTTATTTCTCAGAGATACTCTCTTTGATACCTTACTATCAAAGAACACAGCTGAACCTTCTATATCCTCATGCTCAGTACAATGTAGTAGTACAGATACAGCCTGAGATACATACCTAGGGTTCATAGACCATGAACAATCTATAGCAAACAGGCATCTACCTTTAGACGTACTAGGAGCATAGCCTCTCTTGAGTATATCAGGATGAGTAAGATTCCTTGCCTCTCTGTGCCAACTAGGACTCTTATGCTTTGCTATACTATTAAGAAGAAACTTCTTGAGTTGGTGTATCCAATCAGGAGTAGCTTCTTTCAGTACATCTATGTCAGTACCTAGGTTAGAGCCAGTACCCGGGCCCGAACCATAGCTATCCGGAGCTACATGACCATCACGCTCAGCCTCTTGTATCCCTTCATCCATTGTCCTATGTATAACTTGATTCTCTAGTTCACTGATAGCTTTCTGTTTCCATAGTACATCAGAAAGATTATTATCTAAGAACATATCAAGAGTCTTGTTATCCATTTCCTTTTTAAGCTTCTCATATAGTACGAGAGGAGGAAGGATAGGTAACTTAATTGAGTCATAGGTACAGATATCACCAATGGTACTAAGAGTAGTAGCATCAGCTGCATTCACATGTATAGAGCAGTCAAACAATACGTTAAGTAATTGTTTATGCTTCTCTCTACCCTTCATGTACCTCAAGTGCCCGAAGTAACCGTGAGCTAGCTCATGTTTAAGTAACTCAACTAGTACCTTACCTCCTTTTACTATATAATCTTTAGCTATAAAGATACAGAATACTCCATGCTCTGCGTAACAGTAGGCCGGAGCACTAGTTGTATCATCAGTAAGAATTTTACACCTGTCTAACTGATAGCTTATCCATGCATCTTCTTTACCAAAGGTAACGTATTTATTTATGTCTATTTCTTGCACGTTTTAACCTCCTGTCTAATCTTTTAGTGTAGGTCATGATAGTCCATGGCCTTTTAGCTGAGGATTTAGACATCCTGCTAAATACTTTAATGTCTTCCTTCTTGATATTCTTTCTGGTACCAGAGATAAAAGGTATAGCCCAAGGGTATACCTTCTTCTTACGTATACTATCTATAAGACCTAGAGCTGAGTAGCTACTCTTCATGCTATGGCCTATGCCCTTGATGGTAGATAGAGCAACGTCTAGGTCTTCACTAGTATGTACCATATCTTCTGGAAAAGGTAAGCCAGTTTCATGGCACCATCTGAAATATATATCATGATTAATCAAGCCATTCTTGCGTGTAATATACATGACTGATAGATGTTTGTATCCCTTCTCACGATATATAAAATCTCGATTATTCCTTGTCTTCCAGTTCATTGTTAGTGTCTCATTAGGGTGTCGTACATAACCTATATTACTAGGTATCATATTCTCTTTATAATCCCAGTAATATGTTTGTTGTAGGTTATGTATATTTAGATGAGTGTAGTTACTATAATTAGCAGATGTCATTATTCTTGCACCTACTATACACTGAACATCTGTCTTCTTGACATGCTCATGCTTAGATATAGGCATATCATAGTTGAAGTCAGGATGCTTTAGGTTTATACAATTACCTGGTATGTCACTAGCATACATAAGTTTATTGTATTGAGATAGAGTAACAACAGGAAAAGATACACCTGTCTCCTCATGTGTAACTATAGGACATATACCTGCATAGTGTAGGTTATTATACCCCGGATTACTTTGCATCTTTTTCATCCCAAGAGATAGAGGACTCTTGTAGTTTTGTATCTACATCTTCAGATAAATCTCTAAGTATATATCTCATGTGTTCTCCTAGACTTTTTACTGCTGTCTTATTGAATACATGATTACCTATGTTAGGTATGTCATCTAGCCAGGCATCATGACATAGCTCATAGAATTTTACTAGGTCTTCTGCATTACTATCACTGAACTTAGTAACTAACTCATCCAGTTGACGTGTACTCTGGTCATCATCCCATACTTTAAGGAACTCTATGAAATGTCTATGCCCATCATGCACAGTACTTATAGATTTAATGAACGTATCCAATAGCTTGTCATCCTTTATTAACTGGACATAGTCTAGGTCTGTTAGCTTAGATAGTATACCCATGATAGGGAGTACATTCTTAGGCGGGAACAAGCCATAACATAATGAGCGTAGCTTATTATTATTACTCAGTATGTTAGGGTCTATACTCTGGTACTTATCTAAGTAGTGTAGATTCTCTGGTACTATAGCTTGAGTAGGTAACTCAACTGGTAGTACAAAGGATTGTAAGTAATCACTTACTTGTGTTAGTGTCCTGTCTTCTATACCACGTTGACCATACTCAAAGGGTAAGAATAAACATCTAGCTTTTAATGGGTCAGATAAATAGTCGGACTCATTCATAGCACAGATGATAACACTACCCTTAGGTAGGGCACGTCCACGTATGGTACCTTCACGTAATAGAGTGAGTATAGATGCATGTAACTCATCTCTTGATTTATCAAGCTCATCAAAGAAGAAGATACTAGGTGTATCCGTCCACCATGCTGGCTTAAGAAACTCTAGTTGGTCATTACCCATGAACTTAGGATAACCTAGTACCTCATCTGCTTGTTCATTCTGTAGTAGTATCTTAACTACAGGTAGCTCTAGCTTGTCAGCTAGCTCATGTTGTATCCAGTATGTCTTGCCTGAACTTGTCTTCCCTACTAGCACTGGAATCTTAGAGTCCAGCAATCCTATGTCTTGCTGTACTTTACAGGCTTCGAGTGCTATCTCTTTATTTACGTCCACGTTTCACCATCCTCGCTAACATGAATTCATGTAGCTTTCTTAGATTTCTTATACTTACGTTCAAGAGTTTCTGATTGTCTTTATATAGGGTATCAGGATTCTCTTCTTCTTGGTCCTCCTCTAGTGTAGGTGGGGGATTAACTATGTCTTCTTCCTTGTCTTCATGGTCTTGTACATATTCTGCCATGCTATACCTCCTTGCCTGGTTCAGGTTCTAGTCTAAAGTCTAGGTTATCCAGCATCACCACCATCTCTGTCTTTGTCAGAGTGGTGATGTATGCCATAGATATATCCTTAGCTAAAGCCTCGTACTTCTTATCTACTATGTGACTAAGCACGTCTGTGTGTAGTTCTTCGTAGATAAATGTAGCTAGCTGTCTTTTAGTCCAGCTATTTTGTAATGCTTTTAGCTTTTTGTCTTTCATCTTTAATCTCCTTCTTTATTACGTCAGTAAAGTCTGCCATAGCATCCATCACATGACGTTGCTTATGCTTGGTATTCTCTTCTGATGCAAGATACTCTGATATATAACGCAGTAGTATCATCATCCTTTGATTCATATCATTCATGTTATTAACCTCCTTCTAGCTGTCTTCTTATCTTACAATAGAGAGCTAGATAATAAAAAAAAAATAGGAAAGAGAGTAGGAATAAATCCTACTCTCTCTGGATAGTCTAGAATCCTACGTTTGTAACGGAGTTACTAACGGTAGTTCTAGTTGGTAGTATCTTACTATCTTTATTAGCAGTGTAAGATATCAATGGTTCATTCCAAACGTATATGAAGTCAGCTATAAACTGATTCAATTGTTTAGATTTTATGGTGTCATCACTAGTAGTTTTAGCCCACTGTAATCTCTGAAGGTTACGAGAGAACAGAGAGTTGATAGAATCTATGAAATATAGAGGCATGAAACCATAGTCATCATCTGATATATGATTCACAGCTTTATAGTTAGCTATGAATTCAAGTTCAGTTGCCGGTTTCATGCTATAGCCTCTGATTGGATTGTTACTAGCATCAAGTCTAGATAGGTTTTCTATGAAACTAGCATTCTCTTTCTCGTATTTACGAGAGCCATCTATGATTCTATTCTTAACTCCTAACTTAACAGAATAAATTCCTTGCATGGAATCAAGTAGTACCTGTAGATAGGCATTAGATGGTACAATGGCAACATCATACTTATATGTACGACCATTATATTCTTTAATCATAGCTCCATCTTTGTATTGAGCGTATGATTTGGATACATGAAATTGTAGATTCTCATGTTCTGTCCACTCGGAGTCATGTAGTGTGAATCCTTGTGCAAAGTGTAGAAGAGGTTGCTTTGTACTATCTATTGATAGCACATCAGTAACATCTCCGTATGTATGTTTGGTACTAGGCATATTAATCTCCTTGTTGATGTAGGTCATCACCCGATTTTCTAGTACTGGTGTCTGCGTACAGCAGTTCCAGTACTAAATTCTCTGCTAGCTCATGACTGATACGACCACGACATGCTAAGTCGAAGATAGCATTGCAATCTTGAACTAAAGTAAAGTCTTTAATCTCTTTATAACTCATATTAAACTCCTTTTTTACTTACTTGAGTGTGTGTACTTGGACGGTTCGCCACTTGTGACCGTACACACACTTTTGTTTGCTGGTAGATAGGACTGGGGTGTTACCTGAAAAATGATGACACCAACAGTAGCAAGATGATAGCGAACATCCAGAGTACTTGCAGGTCTAGCATATCCATTAGATATGGTCATAAAAGTCTACACTCAACTCTTCTCCTTGCATATAACCTGATAACCAAGGGTCATCACTGTCATCAGATGTTATTGTTCCCATGAGTAAGTTCGGCCAAGTTCTACCTGCTACTAAGAACTCTTGGCTGTATTCCGGCATCGGGAACTCTCCGTGATAGTCGTGTCCTTCATCCGGGACGAACGAAGGGGAATGGTCAGGATAACCGTCATAGACAGCTATCTCATTAGGATATGATGGGTTATGGATAATGAATTTAATTAAAAGCATTAGAATGTCACCATGTAGTGAGCAGGACGATAGTCACCGGCATAGTACTCTGCAAGTTTAATATGACAAGGGGTGTGTACCATGTAGCTCCAGTCTTTATTTTTAGGATGGTCTAAGGTGACTTTGAAGTTAACAGTACCATCAGAGAACCAGTCCCATCCTATCTCTCTATAGAGAGATAGGATGTTATGTCCTCGTTCATGTTTAATTGAAAGCATATGAGGCATCATGTCATCCTCATTATTATGCCAGTCTACATCTTCGTAGATAGTATAAGATTTATTATTCATGTTAATCTCCTTGAACCTTTTAGTGTACGTACTTGGACGGCTCACCACTTGTGACCGTACGTACACTTTTGTTTACTACGAAGAAGATACTGGATGGGTGGACGAGATATTACTAGAAGATATATCTTTTCCTTTCCAGATTCATCCAGGGAATTCACGAGGAACGCAGAGACGAGTTAATTCTCGTAGATGTATCTGGGGGGTATATCAAAGTCCCCCCTCGTGATGGTCATAGCCCCCTATACTATATGATAATATTCTCCTAGAATCAAGTCGGTATTAAACACGTACCCATAAATACCCAGTATAAACCCGTAGTTTACTCTAGTAATACATGTTAAATAAGGTAATAACTACGCATAGTTACATCCGGGGACTAGTATTAACCCATGGATATCCACCAGTATACAGGAAATATACTACTTATTTCATGTTTTAGTAAGAAAAGACTTGACAAACGCTGTTCTGAGCTATTATACTAGGTATACGGGGAACTAGATTAGACACAGTGTAATTACTTGATGGGTTTAACAAATGCTTAAGCATTTGTAATCATGCATACAGGATTATACTAGTTATGAATTTATCTACACAAGACTATCACAAGTTCCGGCTTTATGTTATCAAGCATGCTACTCTGCATGGGTTCAAAGTACAGGATTGTGATGACATCTTTCATGATGCACTACTACATATAGTAGAACACGACACACCAGCTATTGACTATTACAAGATTATGTGGAAGTATATAGGTAAGCACAGAGAACGCAGACATAGAGAGGGAAAGAGACAAGTTGACTATGATGATAACCAAGAGCGAACCTGAAGCCGACCACATCCCTTTAACTGACCGACCCCTGCCTTATTATCCTGACTGGGATGAAGCAGTTGAAGCATATCCTGCAGAAGAAGAAGAGGAAGATGATGAATAGAACATTAAATAAACTATTTCCTGAAATACCTCAATATGAACTAAAGATACTCAAGTTTCTGGAGACCTGCTATAATTATGCCTGGTCACAAAGAGCTACAGCTAAAGAACTGGGTATAAACCATAAGACAGTAAAGAACATAATAGAGTCTGTCAAAGACACTCCACAATACCACGCCTTTGTTAGCAAGTTAGAAATACAAGTAAGGTCATTCCAAGACCCGGTGTTTCAAAATAAAATCTTTGATAGATATGAAGACTCACTAAAGGACCTAGATACAAGGATAAAAGCAGCTGATAAAAAGGAAGACAAGAATCTAATAGTTCAGTTATTAAGATTAAAATCCTCTGTATTAAAAGACCAATTAAAAGCTAGTATGGGACATCTTGTTAATAATAATGAGAAACAAGACCTTAATGATGCAATAACAAACCTAGCTGTAACCGCTTGGGAGGAAGACCATGGCAAAGTTCAATAGTCAATTAAAAGGGACTAAAGACATGATGAAAGAATTAAATAATACACAGGGTAGATATATCCCTGTTTGGCTGCAATCTGCAGCCAGTAGCCTAAAAGCAGCAATAACTAAAACTAAGAAGTCTGGGAGGACAAAGGGTAATGGCAGTAAAAAAGAAAAAGAAAAAAGTAGTAAGTAAGTATAAAGGTTTTTCAGGAATAACAAGTAAAACAGTTAAAAGTACTGTAACTAAAAAGAAGCCTAAGGTTAACAAGGACGCTAAGAACAGCGGAGCAAAATCTTTAGCTAAACAATCTAAAGACCTTAAAACTGGATTAGGATATCTTACTGGTAGCAAAAAAACTAAGGTAGGTAGTGCAGGTAAAGGACCTAAACCTGTAAACACATTAGGTAAGAAATATGGTAGCAAAGTTACAAAGAATAAGTTTGCTAGTGGTACAGGAGTTGGTGCAAAAAGCCAAAACACTGGCTTAAATAAAAAGAAAACAAAGAAAAAATTATCAATAGGACCAGCAGGTAACTACGATAGTATGCGTTTACTATATGGTAATGTAAAAAGGAAACCAAAGAAAAAGAAGTAGGAGAGTATAATGCCACAAGGCAAAGGAACATACGGAAGTAAATTGGGTAGACCCAAGAAGAAGAAGAAGACACCACCAAAAACAGGTCTACAAAAGCTAAATGACTCTTGGAAACGTATGCCTGGAGCAAGAGCAAGTAGGCGGAAATCCTAATGATAATGTGGTTAACTCTATTAAAGACATTTCTAGGTATAGCTGGTAAGATATTTAATCAATTTAAATATCAGAAAGATGTAGAACAAAAGAATAAAATAATGGAACTTAGTTTCAAATTAAGACAACGTGAGCTACAAAGACTAGCTCTGGAGAAAGCAGATAAAGAAATTAGTAATCATCGTGATTATCTTAATAAGCGTTAGTGCCTGTTCATACCTAGATTTTTGGACAGCTACTAAAGATGACTATTCCAGGTATAGTGGACCTACATGTCCTGAAGTACCTGAGTGTAATATATACGAAGCTTGTTTATCTGAAGAAGATTTACAATGCCTTGCTACACAGAAACAAGCATACAAAGCCTGTATCTGGGTACATGAGCAATCGTGGGAATTATTAAACGCTAAGTAGGTTCTGGCATACGTTCAGGAGACTGAACCAGCCAATAGAACCTGCCTAGTTGGAAGGAAACATGATAAGAGATTGGTGGTGGAAAGATGAGAAGATGTTGGCGTTATGGCGAAAAATCCATAATATGACCAATGAAGAATTTAAACATCTGGACCCTAAAGTAATCAAGGAGCTACAGTATTGGTATGGTAACTTATTCTTCTTTAAGCCATATCCTGCTCAAAAGCCTATTCTTGATGATGACGCTTTCTCTGTATATGTTCATGGTAATAATAGTTCTGGTAAGAGTTATGTGGCGGCTGCTAAGACAGCATACAATATAATAGGTTGGAACCCAAGTTATGATATAGGTCCACCCAAATACGGAGATAGGATTATATGGGCGTTCAGTCCTTCATTTGATATCCAGAGAACTTCAAGTCAGGTACATTTGTTCTCAACGGATACACCTAATAATATTGGACTCCTCCCTAGTATTGAATCAATAGAGAGACGTGGTGGTAAAGTAGCTTGGGGTAAAAATAGATGTATTGACTTTGTTAGATTCTGGGATGGTACACTCCTTGAATTTAAATCAGGTGAAATGAAGACACAGAACTTACAAGCTTCTGGTATTGATTTCTGCTGGTTTGATGAGTGTCCAAGTAATGTAATGCATGATGAAATTTTAGCTAGATTACTAAGAAAGAATGGTAAGATGACTATGAGTTTTATTGTAGAAAGTAGTACTCAGAATTACATAGTACAAGATATATATAAGAATAACATAGATGACCCTGATACATCCTTTCATTTTATTGATGTATATGATAACCTGTCATTAGAGAAATCAGATATAGATAGGTATAAGAAAAGATTTACTAAAGCTGCTATGCACTGGAGATTCAGTGATGGTGGTAAATTCCAACTGCAACCTAAAGGTGCTTTGGTATATCCTGATTTCTGTGAGTTACATGTAGCGGATGACTTAGTAGACCAGTATGACCCACTAAGAACTTTATGGAGAAGCTGGGATATGGGGTTTGTACATCCGGCATGTGTAGGTTTTCAGATAGATGCCCATGGTAGGAAGAATGTCCTATTTAGCAGGATGGGACATAACATACAACTTACAGATTTTATAGATGAGATAGAGGCACTGTGCAATGAAATATTACCTAAAATTACTGAAACAATGGATATACTCCCACATGATGCTAATAGAAAATATGATGTATCTCCTAACAGTGCTCTTGATATATTTCATAATAAAGGGATAAAGAACGTAGAGACTATATATGTTAAGAAAGAAGCAAGCTATGCACAAATTAATGAAGAACTTAAACAATTTAGTAAAGGAGAACCTATGGTAAGGTTTGATTCTAAGACTTGCAGTGATTTACTTCAGACTATGGCTGGGTATACTAGACATGAAGAGACTGGTATTGCTAGGAAAGACAACTACTTTGAGCATCTTTCAGATGCTTTTAAACTAGGTTGTTTTTATATAGCTAAGAAAATGACACTCAACGAATCTGTAGAGATGCAAGAACCAAGTTACTATAAAATGAAATTTGGTGAGGAGAACAAGGTACTACAATGAGAGAGGCAGATGTATTAAAATACTACCAATTTATAGCTAAAGAAGCTGAAGATGGGTTTGTATCTACACGTAAAGATTGGAATGAGAACATGAAATTCTACATGGATGAGTACTCATTTGATAATAAACTAGCATGGCAAACTAAGATTAAAGACCCTATCGTAGATAACTTAGTAGTTAGACTTAGTAACTTCTTTGTAAGAATACTGATGTCTAGTGATAATAAGTACTTTACTATAGAACATCCTAATCCTGCAATCAAAGCTGGGTTAAGTAGTTTGGTAGAAGTAGTACTTAAAACTAATAAGTTCCCTATGATATTTGGGGATGCACTTAAGATGGCACTATTAACATCCCCGTATATTACTAAGATAGCTTATACCTATCATAAAGAAAGCTATCCTACATATAATGAAAAAAAGAACTCTTATGATACTGAAGATACTATAGTAGGTAAAACAGAAATTAAAACATGTGACCCTTTTAGTGTGAGACTAGACCCTAATGGTGACCAGTACATTATAGAAAATAAAGAAGTAGACTTATCTGATTTTATATCTATGGCAGAAATAAATCAGTGGAAGAATGCAGAGAAAGTTATACGTAACTTACACAAACAGAAAGACCCTAATGACGCATTGTATAGACCTACAGTTCATTTAGAATATGTGTATAGTAGATGTATGACTAGTGACCAAGGAAAAATATTAGATGAAAACGTGCACTTTGTTATTGCTAACAAAGAGCATGTCGTCTATTACGGTAAAAACATATTACCAAAAGGAGAATTCCCATACGTTGTGGGGTTTCCAATGAAAGTACTTAAAGGCAAGTACGGAAGAGGATATATTTCAAAGTTGAGGTCTTTGTTAAGTTCTTATGTTGAGAGCATGAACCTACTACTAGATGCATTTACATTAAACACGCTAGGCGTGTATGAAGTTGTTACCAATAATATAGAAACTGGTAAGGCTCACTTGTTCGGCTCGGTAGTTCCAGGTAGATTGTACCCAGTTACTCAAACAGGAACCATAAATCAAGTATATAATAATGCAGTGAATCCTAATTCCAGTAGCCTTTTATTTACTCTTGACAGGCTTATTCAAAATAGGTCATTCCAAAACGAGTTCTTTCAAGGAGCACCAACATCTAAGGGAAGACCCACCGCTTCTGAGGTGTCGCAAAAGTCGCAAGACACTAATGCGTTTTTTGCAGATATTGCTAATGAAATAGAGCGAGCTATCATAGAACCTACACTTGAGTTGTTACTTTACACTGAGTTAATTTATATGAATGATTCGTCTCACTTCGATTATAGTAAAACCCTCGCTAACCCAGAAGCATTAACGGTACTCAAAGCTATGAGTTTCAATGAGCGTGTAGATGCAATAAAAGATTCTACACTAACAGTAAGAGGGATATCTGGCAAAGTTCTGAAGATGACTAATTTTCAGAAGTTGATGCAAATTATCAATGTTATTGGTAACATGCCTCAAGTTGCACAGGCTTTAGACCCAGCTAAATTTGTTCAGAGGATATTTGAATCATTTGATGAGAATCCTGGAGACATAATTAACATGGAGATGCTAAAACAACAAGGTGTACCTGGTGCAACGCCAACGGGTGAACAACCTCAGCCGCAAGGTCAAGGAAATCAAGCTGGAGCTCCACCTGCTCAACAACAGCAATCACCAGAACAATTAATGGAGGTCTTGAAAAATGTCAGACAACAACAACAATAAAGAAGAACAGATTGATGATACAGCATCTGAGGATGCTAGGATTCAAATTAAAGCTAAGGATGCAGCAGAACAGCTGTTACCTGGTGGCAAGAGTGTAAGTGAGATGTCAGGTGAAGACTTGACTACATATACTTCTAATATGGTAAAGGCGGATAGGTTGTATGCTAAGCATGCAGAAGATTTAGCTGCTCCAGATAAAGAAGTATTTGATGCTTTACTTCTTGCAAGTGACAAGAATTTAGGTGTGGAGGAACGCTTTGAATCTGCTTTAGGCAAATTCAATGCTGTCAAGAATCCTAAGGAAGAGTCACCAAAAGAACCACCAAAAGAAACTTCCCTAAAAGGGAATATGGATACGGGTACTCGCACGAGTACTAGCCCCCTAAACAATCAATTGGAAACTGCAAACGATGCACCCTTAGGAGATAACGATGACTATTTCAAATATCTCCAAGATAGGTTCAGACAACAGACTACAATGAAAAGGGGACTTAACGTAAAAACTTAGAGCATAACAGGAGGAAACAATTATGCCACAAGGAGCAATTAGTTATTTAAATGAGTCCGATAGACTAGCCAAAACTAAAATGGATAGTGATATTAGATTTCAAGCAGGTAACATGATGCAGTTTAGAAACCTTGCGAAACCCATAAAAGCTTATGGAAGAAACAAAGGTTCCGTAGTAGAAATTGAAAAGTATCAAAAACTAGACAAAGCTACTAGTACAATTTCAGAACTGCAATCACTACCTATGCAAAAACCTAACGTAGGTTTTGTACAGACTACAATCGCAGAGTATGGTAATGGTGTATCTTACACAAAGAAATCACAAACATTAGCAGAATACTCAGTTGATGAAACACTTAAGAAAATATTAGCTATGAACGTAGCTGAATCCATGGACCAAGTTGCAGGAACAGAGTTCCAGAATTCTGACGTATTCTATACTCCAACTTCTACTTCAGCAGGTACATTAGATAAAGATGGTACTGTAAGTACCGGTGCTGCTGCTTCAATTACAGCTGCTCATATCAGGGACATTATCAGAAACTTAAAAACTGATAACGTACCAAAATGGGATGGTAACAGTTATTTAGCTGTTCTATCTGCATTTGCTATGGCAAAGTTATTTGAAGACACAGCAACTGGTGGTATTGTGGATTTACACAAATATGACCAACCAGAAAACTTAATCAATGGAGAGATAGGTTCATACTTTGGTATGAGATTCGTTGAAGAAAACAACGTACTATCTAATACTATTGGTGGGTCCGCCCATAACGGTGAAG